GTGAGCCCTTGATGGGCTCTAGCCTGAGAGCGTACCATGCTAGTCAAGTTCATTTATAAAAGTCCTGTTCAGAGCGGCGTTTCGTTATCGATTGTCGGTTGAATAGAATCCTGATCCCTTAAATGAGACCCCTACAGAGCTGTAAACCTTATGCATTGGTGAGTGACAGAACGGGCACTCGAGGTCATGAGGCTCATTGATTGATAGCCATTCCTCAACCCGGGCATTGCTTTCACACTTCTCGTTATCGCACTCGAACTCATAGGTTGGCATCTGGATCGACCTCACATGTTCTGCATGTTTCAGTGAAGCTCCATGCTCCACACATCTTGCATCTCATGGGCTCTAGTTTAGCCAGATCATCGGTTAAATCACCGTAACCTGCCTTAAGCAATAGATCGACCAGATCACCTAATCTCATAAAGGCTAGGTAGTCCTGCGGACTCTTCTCCCCTTGGCCATTCAATCGACTAACTACGAGTGGCAAGTCACCAGTTTTCCCTGCCCTCTTTGTGACCTGATCGATCCACGCCTTAGGCTGGAACGCCGATCTAGCTTTAACTTCCATGTCGAACGGGACATGTGTTATATCTTTTCCAGCCCCTCGACCGATGTCTGCATGTGGCCACCACTCCGAAAGGTACCTGGCTACTACACGCTCAGTCGAGAATCCTCGATATTTACGGCTTTGTGATGCCATTGACCGCGTGGCACTTAGAACATGACCAACTCTTATTAGTCAGATTCACCTTGATGTCTTTGTAAGGAATAGCTTCATTACATAAGCAGCATCGAGTCGTGAATGTGAACTCTTCAAGAATTGCTATGACTTCCTTTGATCGATGGATCTCGTCCTCTGTTGGGAACGACTCCCACTCACCATCTTGATTCATAAATTGCAAACGTCCCATTAGTACTCTCCAAATCGTTTAGTAATCTCGCATTGTTGGCAAACTATTAGGGCACCATCAGGGGTTGCCCATTCGTTTACATGTGTAAAGAGATCGCAATAGGTGCAATTACTTAGCCCTGCATAAGCTGTGTAGCTATAGTCTAAGACCGCGTTCATGTTCGCACCTTCTGGCGTTGCCATGTGCCGTCTTCTTTGCTGATCTCGTACCAGATAACATCGTTTGGCGGTTCGCAACGTCCACTCAATTCACCAGTTACTGCTGCCTTGCACTTCATGTGGCCCCAAGGCTTTCCCGCCTTTGTCGTGCCCGTCTTCCACATCATCTCACCATGCTTGCAGTGAGGGATATCCTTCTCGGTCTGGCCGCCAATGATCTCTTTCACCATCGATACAGCTTCCCCCATTGTGGGCGGCATAGTCGCTGGCTTGATAGTCCATGGATCTTCCTCTTTCACTACTGGAATGTAAGTGCCGGACGTGTCGGCCATCTTGGCTTTTGTTTCATCGATGGTTGCCCTTACTTCATTCGCTTTATTAACTTTGACCATTTCCTCTCGTGACGCTCGCTTTCCCTTTGTTGCATATCCAGCGTTAGCAAGCGCTCTGCCAATAGCACTAGTCTCACAATTCTCCAGCGCTGACGTCGCATTGACGCCTCGACCTTGGATTGTTTCCTCTGCAAGTCCCGTAGTCCATGGGCGAATGTCAGCCTCTGTGCGATATACAGAAGCCTCAACAATAAAACGACCAGCTGTTGAATCAAGTAACTTTGTATGAATTTGCCCATCTGGATGATCCTTCCAAAACTTTATTAATCGTTCTTCGACTGTTTCATAATCTGCAAGATTAAACATAATTTTCGTCCTTTTCTGTAATCAATTCACAAGCTAGTGCCAAGTAAGCACACGCGTCGATATAGGAGTCAATGTGATCTGCGGTTTCTTGCAGTCTAGCCAACTTGACTTCGACCATCGCCAGACACGCTTGATGGTCTGAGATTGGTGTTTCAAGCATTTGTTGGAGTCGTAATGCGATTCGAGTCTGATTGATACGAGGATGACCATATATTCGTCCTCGGTCTCCAATGATGTCAGTAGCTGATAATAGGACTTCACTTGCTTTCACACTCGCACCCTTTCTTTGGTCTCGTAGTAATCACGGACAGCCTTGCGGCCTTTGAGATAACCTACGCGAATGCCGACGATACGGCCTAAATGAAAATATAGACCAGATAGCACAATCATGACAATCATGTCACCTAATGATGGATCAAACATACTGGAGCCTTTCTTTGGATGCCCTTCATCCGTGGCTCTACTGTCTCACGCCCTAAGGGGGAATTTTAGGGATTTAAGATAACGAAACGGTAACAATTCTGCATCGTCTATGTGGTCATCGATGTCCCGATCGAGCTCGTTATCGAGATCGTCCATAGCGTTTGCCGGAGACTACGAATGTCCCGTCCTTTTCAATGTAGATCAGATCAACTTGGACGTTCTTGCCCTCGACGTACATGATGGCGAAAGCCTGCTGCCAATTGGCAGAACCCTTGGTATAACTGGCCTTGCTAAAGTCCATAAGATTACCAACCTCGACACCATGCAGAACACGGCCCATACGGCCTCCAGAGGCCTCTGAGAAGGACGAACGTCCTGCCCTGTGAGTATGCCCTGAGATGACGCTCTTGCCGTGCCTACGGGCCGCCTCAAGGGCTGACAAGCCCCCTTGTGACTTGATAGGGGTGTGGTCGCCATGTACTGCGATCCAGCCCGGGGCAATGTTGTAAGGCTTCTTGTGAAAGGTTATCCCAAGCTCATCGAGGCGCAAGAACTTCTCGAACCTAAGCTCGGGCAATGATAAGAATGAGGGAATCTTCCTCATGATTTGATTGTAAAGGCGGTCCGTGTGGTTGGACCGGATCATCTGAGTTACTTGTAGATCGTAAAGGACTTGAACAGCTTCCTCGCGATCATCTCCCAGAGTTTGCTCGTAGGCTTCTGGGGTTCCTTCTGACCATTTTGAGATCGTGTTAAAGTCAATCTCGTCTCCTATTGTTACTACTTCGTGCGGCTTAAACTTGGCTATAAAACTGGCTAGATTCTTAACTGCTACTCGATCATGAAATGGGACTTGCAGGTCTGACACAATCACGATGCGTTTCATTAGTCCTCGTCGTCGTCCTCGTAGGGTAGGCGATCCACTCGGTCGGGGATCGATGGCAGTATCCAATCAGGGTATGCGTCTTGATCTGTGATAATTGCTAGGCACATGTCAACGGCGAAGCCCGCACGTCTTAGGGCTCTGTACATCTCATGGAGGCTGATAGCCCATGCGTCTAGCTGTGAGTAGGTGTCGAGATCGATGACCTTCTTCTTTGCCATGTTAAAAATTATCGCTCGAGAAGGATGTTATAAATCTCATCGACACGCGCATGAAGCCTTTTAATTTCAGAGAGCAAGTGAGTAATGACGAAGCCAGAGAGGCCGCCCACTATTGCAAGGCTTGCAAAGTAAAGAGTAAAGAAGTCGGTCTGATTCACTTCTTCTCCACTGTATCCACAGCGGCTTCAATGGCGTCTACGACGATATCTGCAACGGCCTTCTTTGCGCGATAAGACTTAATAGCTGTGCGGATCACTGGGATCGCTATAAGTCCAAGAGTTGCATAAATGATTGCTTCCATTATTTTCCACCTATCATCGGGATATTGAAGTACGAACTATCTTCATCGCCCTTTGAAGTAAAGCTGACGTGCATATGCTTATCGTGGCGATTGATCCCAGAATAATCTCGCCAAGCCCAACCTTTCTTGGCCGACGCGATCTTGCCTGAAAAGATAATATATTCAATGCGTTTTGCTCGATCAGACTTAGCATAGAGTCGAATCTGATCTGCAAGGTCAGGCATGAGGATGGGCTTTTTCTTTCCCATGAGATCCGCGTCAATATCAATCGCTCTGACAACCCCAGTCTTTGGGCAAGGATTGTGATGAGAAGGGCGCGCTGAATGACGTAAATCCCCAACGGAGCCATCCGAGGCACGGTCTCTGTCAGGATAATGGTCGTCAATTTGTTCTCTTAACTGAACAGCTGATTTACTCAGCCACCATTTGGGCCGCGATTGCGTCACAGGCTGCACACTCCCACTTCTTTAAATCATTAAGTGTCAATTCTGCATGATCGCATGGAATAGGTGAGATGAATGCATCATCAATTGGATCGTATGTATAGCCGATCCCTGCGTAGTTATAACGAATCGTCCCGTTGTAGCTTGTCTTTACCCAAGTGCCGCCAAGGTTATCGATAAGCCATTGATAGCCTTCGTCGCCTGCTGGATCGTTGTTATCTCCAACTAGAACACGAATGACTTTAGAGTCTGCGTCTATTTCTGCCCAATGACTCATACTGGATACCTCACAATGATCACACCTGAACCGCCGTTGGCACTAGTTGAGTCTCCTCCACCGCCTCCGCCTGTATTGGCTCCAGCTGCTACGCCTTGATTTTGACCGCCTGCGCCTGCTGTAGCTGCGCCACCTTCTCCATTACCAGAACCGCCGCCTGAGTAATAATAAGTTCCGCTGACGTTCTTGCCAGTGCCAGTGACAGATCCCCAAGTTGAATATGTGCTAGATCCAGAAGCTCCTGCTCCACCAATCTTTGAGCCGCCAGTGCCTGCGCCGCCTGCTGATCCTGCGCCACCGCCGCCACCTGATGCACCTGCTACGCCTGCGCCGCCTGCATTACCTTGACCAGATGTTGCAGATCCGCCCGCCGCGCCAGAGGATGCATTGGCTCCGCCACCACCGCCCGAACCGCCATCTCTACCGACTTGTGCGCCGCCGTCATTGGCTCCGCCACCACCGCCGCCTTTGACGAGAGTTAATGCTCCGAATTGTGAATCAATTCCAGATGAACCTCGGCCACCGATTGGAGATGCTGGGCCACCGCCGCCAATTGTACAATTGTAAGTGCCTGCTGTTAATGATTGCGATGTGAAAGCAAGTAAACCACCACCGCCTCCGCCTGCGCCGTATGAAACTCCAGCTCCACCGCCGCCTGCAATTACCAAAATGTCTGCAACTAAAGTTCCACCTGATACTACTAGCGAGCCGTTAGCAGTAAAAGCTCGATAGTTATAGCCGCCAGAAGTGTAGAGCGTGCCGCCCGTAACTGTTACAGGAGGAACTTGAGGGGCAAGTATTGCGACAACATTGTTGAGCATTACGCGATAGCCCCAACGACGTACCAAGTATCAGTGGCAGTTTTAATGCAGGCCGCGGACTTATATTGAGCAAGGGTAGGAGCCGCCGCTACTGCGCCAGCCGAAAGGATTGTGGTCGTGCCAGAGGTCACAGCTGAGATTGTGCAAAGACCTGCGCCAATATTGAGAATGTTAAGAACTGTGCCAATAGGAAATGCAACCGAGGCATTTGTAGGGATCTTATAGGCGACTGCTGTGCCTTTATTCATTAATTCAAGAACCTGATAAGCGTCGGCAATGACAGCCGTGTAGTCGTCAGTCTGAGCTGCACCTACTGT